CGATCCTATGATTTCTTTTATTCTTTTTCTTCTATCTTCTGACATGGCTCACCCCCTTAACTACGAAGCTAATTTTATCAATCGTAGTATTCGGCCTGGAGAAAGTTCTTGCTCTTCTTCCTGTACTTCTTCGGCAAGAAGGACCACTAACTCGGCCTTTTTAGAAGGAGGTAAATGGACCTTCTCCCTTTCTAAAAGCTCTTCCAGAGTCTCTATGACATCTTTTACGACCTGAGGGTTCAGGCCCTGATGTGCAAATAAGTGATCACCTTCCTTGAGCATGGGCCCTTTACCAGTTAGGAGCCAGTAGGGGTTTATATCCGTATTCCTAACAATAGAAGAAAGCGTATCGGCAGAAGGTTTGGTTTTTTCGTTCTCGATATCGGACAAGGATCCCTGGGAGATACCTATGATCTGGGCTAACTCCTTTACTTTCAGCCCCTTCTCCTTCCTATAGCTCCTTATCCTCTTTCCTATCCCCATATCAATTTTCCTCTTGACATTTAATCGGAATACGGATACACTCCCTCCTAACTAGAGCTAACCTAACAAGGAGGCTTGGACAGGGCAATGGCCGGGACAACGGAAATTTTGGACATGCCTCTGTTCGCTGTCCGGGAGAAGATTAGCGAAGTGAATTTCGACGGCCGGGTGAGGAGCTGGATTTCCCGGGCAATACGGGAGACAGGGCTGTCCAGGAAAGAAGTGGCCCGGCGGTTGTCCGCCATGCTGGGCGTTAGGATTACCGAGAGCATGATCAATGCCTGGTGTGCAGAGAGCAAAGGACACCGGTTCCCCGCCGCCTACATCCCCGCTTTGGCAATCATCACCGAAGACGATTCCCTAATTAAAGAGATGGCGGAGTTTTGTGGGATCTATGTGGTTACCAGAAACCAATTCGTGATGCTGAAACTGGCGGAAGTGAGAGAAGAAAAGAGGCGGTTGGGAGAGATTGAAAGGGAGTTGTTGAAGGTTTTGAGGAGGGAGAAATGAGGAGAGTAGGCAAATTACCGAAAAGCGAAGATGCAAAGTTTTTGTATAAAAGATTGATAGACTTGGATCTTACGGTGAGGGAGTTAGCAAAAGAAGCAGGCATTACAGAGATGTGCATGAGCAAGATATTGAGCTTCAAGATAACATCTAGAAGGGTGGCTAAATTGCTGGAGCAGAGATTGGGGCTTGAAGATGGATGGTTTGAGAAGAGGTGGAGGGAGAGGAAAGATGAGTATAAAGCTTGAGACTAAAGGCTTGGGCGAAGCAGGGAAACGTCTGGAAGAGATAATTAATAGGAACCTAAAGGAACAGAGTGAAAGGGAAGATAACTATTGGATTGGGTTCAGTATAAGTAAGGATGGAAAGCAAATCGTAATAGCAGGAGTTACGAAGAGCGGGAAAATAATTCAGATGGCTGAGATTCACAATAATCGTTTTGATTCTTGGAAGATTTTGTTGAAAGGACACTTCTCCCATTCAAAAGAAACGGAGTCAGGAGAATGATGAAGATGCTTAATTTCAAGAAGCTAATACTCATGCCAGGGTTCTCTTTTCCCCTTAGACACTGCCATAACAGGCCCTGCAGATGGCTTCATGACTTCAAAAGAACAGTTAGAACAAGCATAATAGATGCCTTTATCTTTGTGCTTACGAAGTTGGAGAAAGGATATTCTTTTCTCTTGAAAACAGTTTGGACAAAGCCTGGGTCCTTTTTGATCTTTGTCCTTAGGAGAATACACCCATACACCGGGAAAGAGCTCACACGGCTCGTAAAGCTTGCTCTCTTCTTTCCACTTCTCAGCGCTCTCTATGTTGTTTTTAAGCTGCGCATTTTCTTTTTGCAGGGCTTCTATTTCCTCCTGAAGACTAAGCAGCTTCTTTTGAAGAGAAAGTATGTAGCCCTGGAAGGAAATTACGGAAGTGCTGAGGTCCATTATGAGGAATAGCAGCTTATTGAAACGCTCTGTTAAAGCTGAATCGGCACGTTCTTTAACCTTAGAGGCGATTTCTTCTATGAGGTCTTTTGCGTTTTTAAGAGCAGTTGTTATGGCGGAGATTTCTGGAAGCACGCTTCTAATCCTCCTTGCAAGAGAGATGCCATGAGGAAGGACTGCCTGTCAACTAAACGGCTGATGTCCACGGCGGAAGTGGCCCAGAGGTTGGGGGTTAGCGAGAGGACGATCCAGCGGTGGATCAGCCAGGGACGCATGAGGGCAAGGGAGATGACAGGGACAAGGGGAGGCAAGAAAGGCACCACTTTTATGGTTCCAGAAGAGGAGCTAGCCAGGTTTATGGGGTTCGAAGGCACAGGTGTTCAAGGGCGTTCAAGAATAGTTCAAAAATCCAACCAAACGATTGGCGACACGGGCTATTCAGACAACACCTGTGGTTTCAATAGGTTAGGCAGTATTGGCGACACGATTGACGACATTGGCGACACGATTTCTGGCAGGGAAAATGGCGGTAACGGCAACAAAGCCAATGGCTTAGATGGGGCTAACGACACGGGACAGAAGGATTGGGGAACCGATTGGGGAACTTTGGGGAACCAGGGGGAAGACCCCTCTTTTGGCGATAACGCAAATAACATTAATGAGTTACCCTCAATTTTCTGGCTTTCGGTGACAGATGCCAAAAATCTCCTTGGAATCACTGAAAGGGGCATTCGAAAGCGGTGTTCTAAAGGCAAATTGAGATACCGTTTGACAAACGGAAAAGGGGGTAACGGCGGGCAGGTTTATGAGATTGATCTGACCTCTTTGCCTCCCGAGTGTCAGATCAGATGGCTGAGGGAAAACAGGGAAAGGCTGGACGAGATCACCGAGACAGCCAAAGAGCTGCTGCACCCTGAGGCCAGGGTGGAGCTGGAGCTGCTCACCACCGACGCCGAAGAGGCCACGGTGAGGGCCCTGCAGGATGAGCATGTGGCCCAGCGCCTGGCAGCGGTGGAAGCAGTGCTGGCGGTGCCTCGTGGCAATGGCCGGAACCAAGTGGCCAGTGAGTGGGCCAAGAAACTGGGGGTGAACAGGGCCACGGTTTACCGCTGGGTGAAGGCCTACGAGAAAGGCGGCATGGCAGCCCTGGCGGCCCACAAGCGGGCCCGCTCCCGGACCAGGTGGGACCAGGAGGCGGTGGATTACTTCACCGGCCTGGTGCTGCGCCATGCCAGGCCAAATAAGCGGGTCAATGTGAAGGCCCTGTACGCCAAGTTGACGGAAAGGGCCCGGAGCCAGGGCTGGCAGGTGGGTTCCCTGGATTCGGCCTACAAGATAGCAAGAAGCATCTCGAAGCTCTTGCTGGCCTACGGCACTGGCGGGCGGCGGATGGTGGAGACGCTACTGCCGCCCATTTTGCGTGACTACAGCGATCTGGCACCGTTTGAAATCATCGTTGGCGACCAGCACAGGTTTGATTTCTGGGTGGTGTTTGGCTTCTTAGTGGTGGATGACGAGACAGGAGAGGTTTTCAGGCCAGAAGGCTACTTCTTCCAGGATCTGAGGACCAGGATCATCTATGGTTTCCACATTGACAAGCACTATTCGTCCACTACCGTGGCCCTGGCCCTGCGCATGGGGCTGATGACCTGGGGGAAGTTTTCCTGCATCTACACGGACAACGGCAAGCCCGAGACCAGCCACTTCATCAGCGGCAGGGGCAAGTGGCTGGTCAACCTGGGGATGAAGGCAAAAGACATGGCGGAGCTGTACCGGGTGGAGACGGAGGAGTTCACCAGCTATGCCCTCCCTAACGAAGAAGGCGATCCCCTGGCCCTGGTGGCCAGGCTGGGCGCCACCCACCGCAGGGCCCTGGTGAGAAACGCCAAGGCCAAGCTGATAGAGCGCACCTTCGAGGCCCTGGAGGAGATTCTCCTTTCCGTCTTCAAGGTGCCGGGGCGAGTGGTGAACAAAAAGGCCCTGGCCGAAGAGCAGGCGGCGGTCCAGGCGGATCTGGACAGGCTGGTGGCCCAGGGAGGTCTCCTCACCTACTCGGAATTCGTGAAGAAGGTGGCCGAAGCAGTGCGATATTACAACGTGGAGCGGGTCCACAGGTCTTTAGGCCATCCCCCCATCCAGGAGCTCCTCAAGGCCGTGGAAGAAGAGGGCTTTGTCTTAAGACGCATAGACGACAAGACTCTGGACCTGGTGCTTTTGCCATCCACCACCAGAGTGGTGGACAGGGGACGGGTGGTGCTCTTCAAGCGGCATTACGAGGCCCCGGAGCTGCTGGAGCTGCACGGCAGGCGCATAGAAGTGCGCTACGATCCTCAGGACGATTCCCGGGTGTGGGCCATCATCGAGGACGAGGCCATTCCTCTGGAGCCCGTGGTGCGGGTGAGTATGAAGGACAGAGAGGCCACGGCCCAGGCCATTGCCAAGAAGCGTGCCCTGCACAGGCAGATTGCCGAGACCTTCAGGGAGCTCACCAGGGGCATTCCAGACCTCATTGAGTATTCCCAGGAGACCCGCCGGGCGGCCGCTGGCCGGGAGATTTTGCGAAGGCGCCGCAGGGAGATGGAGCCCGAATTCAACATGACTCCTGAAGAGATAGAGGCAGAGATGGCCAGGCGGGAGGCCTACATCCGACAGCTGAGACGACCCAGGGCACCGGAAAGACCTGAGCATTTCCAGGACGAGATCGAGAGGCTCGAGTGGTGTCTACAAGCCCAGGCCTGGGGGCTGGAGCTGACGGAGGAGGATCGGGCGTTTTTCGATGCCTACTGGAGCAGCCTCAATACAGACGAGCTGGAATACTGGCTCAGGGGCTTGGCCATGTACAAACGCGAGGCAGAGGAGGCAATGGCGGAGATGGAGGTGGCAGATGGAGAAACTGCGGGAGCTGATGGAGAGGAAGGACTTATCCATCGGTGAGGTGGCCCGGCTTACCGGGGAGCCAAAGAGCAAGATCTCGGGGATCCTGCGGGGCAACTACCCGGGGCGCATGGAGGAGCAGGAGCGGCTCATCGTGGAGAAGCTCCTGGAGGCCCTGGGAGAAGGCGGCAGCGACATGGAGGCTACCCCGGGAAAGCTCAAGGTTAGGCCGGTCTTTATCCAGACCCGGAACGTCCAGCGGTTCGAGAAGCTGTGCAGTGAGCTCATGGACCCTGAAGCGGTGCTGGGGCCCTCATTGGCGGCGGTGATTGGTCGGGCAGGCCGGGGCAAGACGGAAGCGGCCAGACACCACGCAGTGATGAATGACGCCATTTATATTCGGTTCATGGGGATGTTCTCGGCGGTGGACCTGCTGAGAGAGGTGGCCCACGAGCTGGACGGGGTGAGGCCCAGGACCACCCGGGCATGTCTCAATGTCATCGAGAAGGAAATGGGACGGGGGCGGCGTCTCATCATCGTGGACGAGGCCGATAGGATGCCTATTTCGTACATCCATGTCTTTCGGGATCTGAACGAGCGCTGTGCCTGTCCGGTGATCTTCATTGGGGAGGAGGGGCTCAAGGCTAAGCTGGCCAGTCAGCGGCGCATCTCTAGCAGGACCCGGGCCGAGCTGGAGTTTGCCCCTGTTACATCTCTGGATGTGAGCACTTATTGGAAGCAGGCCGTGGGGATAGCCCTGGCTCCCGAAGTGACCAAGGCCCTACACAAGCGCTCGGGCGGCGATTTTCGTCTGGTGGTGAAGGATGCCCTGGCCCTGGTGAGGGTGCTCAACGCCAACGAGACCACTCAGGTGACGATGGCGATGGTGAAGGGGCTGGAAGGTGGCTCATAGCTCATGGCTCATGGCTGATAGCTCATGGCTGATAGCTGATGGCTCATGGCGAATGGCCGATAGCTAAAGGAGGATTAAGGGGTAAGGATTAAGGGGTAAGGATTAAGGGGTAGCCAAATGAACCAAATAAACCAAACAAACGAAAAGAACCAAACAAACCAAATAAACGAGATGAACGAGACAAACCAGACAAACCAGATGAGCTTGGCGGCAAGGGTGAGGGAGGCCCTAAAGGAAAGGGGCATGTTCAAGGACTCCAGGGACATAGCCTTTGAGCTGGGGGTGGAGTCCAAGCGGGTGCGGTGGGCCCTCAAGGACATGAAACGCCGTGGGGAGGTGGTAAAGAAGGATGGATGGTGGGTCTTCGTGGAGAAACCCTTACGGGCCAGAACCCGGGAAGTAGCCCGCAGGATCTGGAGGGCAATGAGGCTTTCGGCCATGTGGACCATTCGGGATGTCGTGAGGTTGGCAGAAACCAAAGAAGGGACGGTGGAGCGCTACCTCAAGGCATGGAGGAAGGCCGGGCACATCGAGCGGGTGGCCTTGAGGAGGGAAGGGAGCTGGACGGTGGCGGTGTATCGGCTGAGAGACAGGGACAGGAGAGAGCCGCCACCCACTAAGTAGCGAGGTGGGAGATGGAAAGAGGAGCCATGAAGGTGATCAGGGGCCAGGGTAAAGACACCAGGCGCAAGCTTCTGGCCCTGATCCACATGGGCAAGAAGGCGATGGGGCTGGACGAGGCGGCTTACCGTCGGATGCTGCGCCATCTCACGGGGAAGAACTCGTGCAAGGACATGGATATCCGGGAACTGAATCATGTCCTCAACTACATGGTGGTGGTGGGCGGGTTCAAGCCCGGAGAGAAGTACAAGAATTTTGAAGCTACGATGGCGGAGCGGCTCAAGGGAGACGCCAGGGAGATCCTGGGCGAAAACTGGGAGAAGCGCCTCAGGGGCCTGTGTCGAAGGCTTACGGGCATCGAGGCCGTGGAGTGGCTGCACCACCAACAACTGCGCCAGGTGTGGGGAGCCCTGAGGCGCATAGAGCAGCAGGAGAAGAAAAATGGTCGTAGACCTCGCCGATGATGTGTTGTTGGTGCTCACCAGGGATGCCCAGGGGCGGGAAAACGCCATTGGGGTGGATAAGCTCTACGAGGCTGTTTTTGGCGTGCCGCCCCGGGACAAGATCAACTCCACCCGGGTGATCCGGGGGGCCATAACGGCTCTGCGGCGCAGGGGAGTTCCCGTTTGCTCGTGCTCCTTGGGCTACTACCTGGCCGAAACAGCCGAGGAGTTGGAAGAGGCCTGCGCTTTTTTGAGGCGCCGGGCGCTGCATTCCCTGGTGCTGGAAGCCAAGATCCGCAAGGTGAATCTGGAAGAGCTTTTGGGGCAGCTAAGGCTCAAGCTGGAAGAAGAGATGGCAGAAGACGGAAGACAGAAGACGGGAGACAGGAACCTCGGTCGCCCGTCTCCGGTCACTGGCTAAGGAGGACGGAATGCTGGAGCACCTATCAGACCATTTCGTCAGGCGATACAGGCAGCGGTTGGGCAAGAAACCCAGCCTGGCCGAAGTGAAACGGATCATCCAGGAATCGGTGAGGGTCCAGGGGACCCGGGTGGTAAGATATAAGGGCAAACCTTTTTTGGTGCCCTCCATCTATGTGCACCCCAGGGGGATCATTCTGAAGGTGGACGAGATGGACGGCACGGCCATCACCATATTGGTGAGCGACAAAAACGGAAACGGAAGGAGGACGACATGAGCACAGTGGCAGAAAGAGTGGTGGAGATCCAGGTAGAGGGCAGGACCCTGGGTTTGGCCAGGGAAGACCTGGCGGGGGCCGTGGTGAGGGCCCTGGAGATCAAGCGGCAGATCAAGGCCCTTGAGACTGAGCTGGACAAGGCCCTGGCCGATGTGCGCTTTGGCGTAGACCAGGCGGGGTTGAAGGACAGGCCCCTGCACCTGGCAGCCGAGGGACTGGGCAAGGTGAGCATCAGTGAGACCCAGAGCGTGAGGATAGACGACCTGAAAGGACTGGTGGAGGTGGCGGGGATGCCTGTGCTGGACATGGTGTCCGCCAGGCCCCGGAAGGAGATGCTGGAGCTGCTCCTGTCTGCCGATAGTCCTTTGGGCAACAAAATGAGGGACTTTTGCTCCATAGAGAGAAGAGAGAGCGTGAGCGTGCGGGTGAAGATGTGAGGGGTGAGGCGTGAGGCGTGAGGCGAAAAGGGAGCGATGAGTAACCGTGCGCTGATATGGATGTTGCTGGCTGGATTTGGGGGTTTAGGGGCAGCGATGCCAAAGGGCCCTATCCCCAAAAAGCCGAGGAAGTGCCTGCTACCTGGCTGCGATAATCTGACGACGCACAATGGAGGCTATTGCTGTGCGGAACATTGCCGAGAGCACAGAAGGTTGTTGCGTGAGGCCAGGTTAAGAACCAGACAAACCAGATGAACCAAATAAACCAGATGAACCAAAGGAACCCGAGCAACCAGAAAGGGGGAAAGCATGGAGAGGGAGCTTTACAAGGGAGCCATAGAGCTCAGGGATAAGCTGACCCGGGCTCTTTTGAAGATGGACCTGGAAGATAGTCAGATTCTAATGGACCTGGCTTGTGCCAGCGCTGACTTTGAGACCCGTTGCCTCAAGTTTTTGCGGGAGAAAGGTCAGCGAGAGAGAGCCGAAGCCTACCATCGGGAGCTGGAGGCCCTGGGCGTTCGGGGAGCCGAGGTGACGGGGTAACGGCGGGGCCCTTACGGCCCCGCCATTGTTGAGGGCAGGCTTTAATAAAGCGCCAGGGGGTGGCCTTGTTAAAGGCAGGCGATAACAAAGAGATCATCTTTGAGCTGGAGGCCATTGAAGAGGCGGTGCCCAATAAGCCCTTCTTCACGGTGGAGGAAGCGGCCCGGGTGATGAGGAAGTCTGTGTGGAGTGTTTACCGGATGATCAAAATGGGCTGCATCGAGGCCACCAAGCCCCTGGGAGAATGGCGCATCCCTAGGGGCACTCTAGTGAGATACCTGCAGGAGAGGAATAATTATAACTTGGACTGAGGGCTAGGAATCCAGTTGAAGTTCACCTTGCCCTATTACAAAGGGAATCTCAATTACTCTTGGGCAACCAGGGTAAAAATTTGCCAATTTATGGAGCAAAGGGTCATGCGAGACTATTAAAGAAGCGCCTCCAACTATGGCCGTTGCCATAATCATGAAATCTGCTTTAATATGCCTTTTATAACTATTCTTCTGCTCATTTGATAACTCTGATTCAGGGATCTCAGATAGGGGTTTGCGCTTCTCCCATTCGTACCAAATATGGCTATATTCCAAGGCAGCTTCTGCATCGAAAGGATGAGCCACAAAGCATTCGCCCATCCGGCCCATTATTACTGGATGGGACTCCAAAGGGACTTTAGCAAGAACTTCTGCTAGCACTACAGCTGGAACCATTATGGTTGCTCCTTCACTCTCAAGGTTTTCAAGATATCGCTCGGCACGTGGTATCATAGCTTCCTGTCCTGGAGAAGCCTCTTTTTTGATGCCCCAGATGAGCACGTGTGTATCTACACAAACCAAAGAGTTGCTCACAGAAATTCTCCCTTCCTGAGCCTAGTGACAAAATCAACAACATCATCCACATCGTCAAAATAATGGCCTATCTGATTGGAAATTTCTTTGAGAGCTACCGTGAACTTTTTGTCCCCAAAGGGTTTGATGTCTTCTATTTTGAAAGACGCTATCTTTCGTGTATGATAATCCCAAGTTGCCAATCCTTTAAGAGAAACCATCTTATAAAGCCTAGAGGCTAGTTCCCTAGCTTGTTCCTGTGTAACATCGCAGAAAAAAGTCCTTCCGTCCAAGGTTTCAATCATTAAAGTTGGCTTCGTCTTTCCTCCTACTCGAAGAATTCTGCCATACACGGTGGTCTTTCCTCTAATTATAGGACCATCCTTTAATTGGTCCGAAGACGGAAGCTCAACAACGGGTCTTTGCGGGTCGTCTGACATTATGAAGCTTTGAGCGTTATATTTTCTGGAGAAGTCGGCTATCTCTTTAAGCGATTTCATAGAGCTTGGTGGGAGTCTTCGATAGTCTTTGTTTTCTATCACCAAAGCTAGAAAGCTATAGGCCGCCAAAAGAACAGATGTAAATGGACTTCGCAGAGGGACCTTCACGGAACCCTTTGATACTTCTGTAAGGCTGATGAGTACTCTTTCCTCTTTCTTTCGAAGATCTGGATAGTCTCTGTATATAATGGGCAAAAAGAGCCTTTCTATATTTGCCAAAAGCTCGGCCAAATCTTTGAGACGCACAAATTCGGGAAGGATTTCTCCTTTGAGTTCAAACACAAGGGCGGTGCCCTTCTCAGCCATCTTGAAGTTTCACCTCCCCCCTAATTCCCTTATGACACGAGCCTTCCCCATGAGTCAATTTCTTTTCTTTGGCAGGTTTGGCGGGTGGGGTGCTGGGGTGGGTGTATATTGGCCTTATGAAGGTTTTTAGCAAAAGTGACTTTGCCTGTCCCTGCTGTGGGGAGAACAAGATCCGCCCCGAGGTGGTGAACGGTCTGAGTTTGGCCCTGATGCTGTTTCGCGAGGCATTCTGGGAGGATGTGTCTATCCAGATCACATCCGGTTATCGCTGCCCCCGCCACAATCGAGCCGTGGGCGGTGCTCCGCGCTCCATGCATGTAAGTGGCCTAGCAGTGGACTCTTATCCCGTTTTGCCTCCTGAGGCGGGCGAGACAGCCCAGAACCACGCCCTGAGGTGGTGGTTCATCTGTCTGGTAAAGGCAGGGTTCACTGGATTGGGACAAACCCGGCGAGGCACGGAAGGCGTGGTAGCCATGCACGCCGACATGAGACATATTCTTAAGCGCCCTCCTCAGATATGGGCACCTCCCGGGAATTACAAACGTTGTGGGCCTTACCTCTATTTCTTCAAGTGGTGAAGAGATGGAGTTGAACAGACAACAGGCCGAGAAGCTGTTGGAGAACATCGCTCTCATCCGGGCCGGCAGGAAGCCCGGTTTTAAGGTAAGCGGAGAAACCCTGAGCCAGTGGGAGAAGCTGGCCCAGAAATACTCACAAGGAGGGAACTATGACTACGGCAGTAGTGGTGAGCTTTGGACTGGGCATGGTGGTCGGCGGGGCCGTGATCTATGTGGCCACATATCTGGGCATCGTTAGGCCAAAGAGATTTTAAGCGATGGGACCTTTGCTGCTTGAGATAGCGCCTGTGGTGGGAGGGCTCGTGAAAGAGGTCCTCAAGCGGGTCCTTCCGCCTGAGAAGATGAGCGAAGAGGAGCGGAAAAAACTGGAAATGGAGGCTGCAGCCCAGGCGACGCAATTATTCCTTGAGCGGTATTCCAAAGAGATGGAAGATGTTATGAACGCTCGCTCATTGGCGATGGTCGAAGCTCAGAATGCGCCCTGGCTGGTACGCTTGCTGCGAGGCTTGGTAAGACCAATTATAGGGTTTGGCTGTGCCACAATCTGGGGATATAATGTCCTAGCACCACAATTCCTTAACCAGCCTAGAATCCCGTTGAACCAGTGGGATTATTTCGTAATCATGTCCGTTCTTTCATTTTACTTTGGGTTGCGTACATTTGAAAAAACGAAGGGGTCTCAGGCGAGGTTTTGAACATGAAAATAGACCTAGTAGGGTGCCAATTTAGAGCCCAAGCTGCTGACGATATAGTCTTGGACCCCAACGTAGGGGCATTATTGGTGATCAACGTGGTGTCTGAAGGCCACAAAGTGTGTGAGATATACCTGTGCGTCAGGGAGGCCCAGAACCTGAAAGAGGCCTTGGAGAGGTTGCTCACTTGTCCATAAAACAATTTATGGAGCTGATGAATCTGGTCTTGGGCTATGGGACGGCCCCGGCCCTTATTTTTATCGCGTATCTTCTCTGGTCGTGGAGGAAGAGTATGGATATCCAATTGGAGCAGTTGAATCAGAAGATTGCAGGACAGGGTCAGAAGCTGGATACCCTGGAGAAAGAACAGGAGAAGTTCAAGGAAGAAGCTATGATGACCTTTGCCAAGCAGGGGGAGGTATTGGAGATGTTCTCGGGCTGGCGTGGTGAGATTCAGCAATTATCCAGCAAGGTAGATAAGCTGCTGGAGGAGTTTCACTACCTGAGGGGACGATACGATGAGCAGAGGAAAGCTACTTAGGGGATATCTGCTCCAGTTTCTGCAACGGGCATATCCCCACGGCATCTATGCCCAGGACATCATAGATGTGTTCAAGCATGACTTTCATATTCGCACTATCATGGCCAACGTGGCCTACCTGGTGGAAAAGGGCTACGTGGCAGAGGAAGAGAAGTCTCATCCTGCCTATCGCACCAAAAAGGTGATTATCTACCGGCTTACCCCCAAGGGTGTGGATCTGGTAGAGCAGACCATCAATGATGATGGGGTGACCTTCGACGAGGTGGACCGGCTGGAGGAGGAGCTGGAACTATGAGGCGCACCAAGGTGGAGCTCCTGGGTCTGGTGGAGCGGGTGATAGAGCTCTACGAGGGCAAGAGGCTAACCATTCGCCAGATCGAGGAGATCCTCCGATCCGAAGGCTACGATATCTCCCGGGAGTCCATAAGGAAGAGCATCAAAAAATCCAGGGAACTGGCCGAGGTGTACAAACGCTCTCTGGATGAGGCCAAGGTATTGCTGGAGACAGTGAAGAACTCGCCCAACACCGATGTGATAGAGGTGACTACGTCGCTTTTGGCCCACAGGATCTTCGAGTTTGTCAAGAGCATAGACAGCATAGACTTTGACGATCCCGGGGAACTGGTGAGGGCCCTGAAACGCATGGCCGACGCCCAGGTGAAAGTGGCCCAGATGAGGCTCTCTTACCAGAAGGGATTTGAGGAAGCCCGGGAGCAGTTCATGGGCGAGTTGCTGAAGGAGCTGGAGGCCTACCCCGAAGTGACGGCCAGGATCGTGGAGATCGCCCAGAGGGTTAGGCCGGAAGGATGAT